GCTCCGACTGTACCAGTAAAGCCTGCTGTAAATCCTGCAGGGACACTGGTGTACTCTAAAGTTTCGCAACCAAATAACCAAGTTTTAGCGTTTTGCTCCGCTCCTAGTTCAATCTCAGGAAGAGACTTCAGGTAGGCGTTGAGGCCAACTGCCAATACAGATCCAGAGGGATCTTGAACCATCAAAACCCCTACTGTAACCGGCCCACCATTCTCAGTAGCAATCGCCACACCTGAAAGGATCAAGTTCGACTCTGCGGTTTGTAAAAGCTCGATCTCAATCTCACCGGTTCGGTCGGCAATCTTGGTAAGGGATAGTTCCCCTGCAGCTCCGACTGTTTCATTCAAGAGGTCAGAGTTCCGACGTAGACGTATGAATGAGTCAGGAGCATACCCCGTAATAGCTAAACCATTGAAAGATACTGATACGTCCTTAGGACTGTATGCTGGTAACATAAAACTCTCCTTATACTGCTGCAGGTGTGGTTACTTGACCTTTAACACCGATTGTGTGGATAGCACCTGTTAGGATGCCTGTGAAGGTTACGTCTCTAAGAAGGCGTGCCATCCAATCTTGATTAGAAACCTCAGAGATAAGAGGAACACTGAGCGTGTAGCTGTCGAGGAATCCTCGGTTCACTGCCCGTTGTAGACTAGACTGACAAACTTCCCGAACTCTTGCGATTCCGCTATTAGTGTAGGCAATTGAGCCGCCCTTTTGGTTGAAGAGAAGACCCTTGAGAGATACTGTCAGATCAGACTTCAACCAGTGAACACCTCGGATAACATCAATCCACTCGCCACCAGCCGTTACACCTGTTCGGATAATGTTAACACCTGCGTCTTTCTCTACAAAGTTTACATCGTTCTCGACCAAACGCTGACGCTGGCTTGTTGTTAGAGGTTTGTTGTTGTTGGTCGGTTGAGCACTAGGCGGCAGAGCACTGACAAGGTTACACCAAGACACTGTACCTGCATCGTAAGGGGCGTTGAAACCTACGTAATAGCACTCAGGGAAAGCCTCACCTGACACTGACGAAGAATTCCCGTAATGGTGCATAAAGGTTATGGTCTGTGTGCGTCCATTTTCCTTGAGGTACTTGAAGAGTGAGGTTTCTGCAGACTCTAAATCCAAATCATTCTGATCACCACTAGATATCGCATAGAGTCGGTCGGTTGTTTGAACTGCAGCGCTCAAGTCACGACAGAAGCTGAAACCAGAACCTATTGACCCTCTAACCTCTGAAGTCACAAAGTAGAAATCTGCATCGTATTCTAACAAACTGTTAAAGACACTGTCAGCGGACTCATCACCAGTGTACGTGTTCGAGAATGTGCTAGAGGTATTACCTGATGTAAGAGTCTCTACCCTGAAAGTGAAGTCCTCATCAATGGAACTAATCTCTATAGAGCTAGCACCAGCTGTCCCCACGCGGGATACATTCAAAAAGTTAGTTATATCTTCTCCCCCAGAGGTTAGCAAGCTTGCAACCAAGGCATCACAAATCTCCTCTGCAGTGTCCGTTCCTACATTATGGGTAGTCTGTCCTGTGTAAGTTACCCCAGTGCGAAGGTAGCTAACGTTGATTGTGTAAGTCTCTGGGATACTGTCATCTACATCAGAAATCGAAGTAGTAGTTGTCCCTGCTCTTCGACCGATCTTAACAAAGTTAACCGAGGGTGAGTTCTTGAAAAATTGAGTAGCTGCAAGATAAGCGTTATCAGTTTCTTCAAATCCGTAATCAGTTACTAACTCTTTTGGCGCTTGGATACTAATAACCCGATCATCTGTACGTTGGTGGGCGCAGACGAAGATGGGAGTACCAAAACCTTCTTGTGTTAGGTTTACGGCATTAATGGTGATGTCTACATCAACCGTGGGGCTGTAATTAGCCATTTTAAATCTCCTTAATTAATTTTCAGTGGAATCTACAACAATCTCAGTCGTTATGTCTGAAATTTCATAGGTGCCTGATACTTCAACACTCTTAATGACAGAACTCCCAAGAGGGGATGTCCAATCGCTAATTGCTGTAAAGAAAACATCCATTTCAGCTCCATCTATAAAGTCCGTCTCAATAAATAGAGGCTTCTCTCCTATGTCCGAGTAACTACAAAAGATAGCTCCTGTTTTTGAGTTAAGATCCTTTCGAATCCAGTCGTCAACAACAGATACTCTTAATAGGTTTAGGATGCTGTCTGCGTCTTCACCATAACAGGTTATGTTCATACCGACACGATGCTCGTGTACGTAATGCACTTGGTCATTCTCATCAGTGTATGTGTTTCTGAGCCAACCACCGTCCCCAGCTCCACGAAGAGAGGTCATCTTATCGACAACAACATACGGGAAATCTGGTCTTGGAGCTTTAACCCTGTCTTGGATAACTGAGGGGAGCGAGCCGAATGCAGAAGGCATTTCGGATAAGAGGCCGTCGAGGATAACACGAGCGTGTTGTATCAAGCCTTCTTGAATTCTTTTATGATCTGCTAACATTGAGGACATCCCTCCTGATCATAATGCAACGGTAGTGGTCTAAGCGCGAGGTTCCCGAAAACCACTCATTTACGTGGTAAACTTCGTATTGAACCCCTTTGAACTCCACATAATCCGCTTTAGCTTGTGTTCGTTCATCACCTGTCCGCAGTTCGTGAACTGTATAGATCTCACGGCAGTCTTTTTTGTGGATACCATCTGGCAGAACTTTTTGTAGCTCTGAGGTGGCAAAGGTGGGCTGGATAAGACAAGAGATGGGTATTTCTTCACGAAGACCCTCTTCATACCTGCCACTCTCAGTCCAAGAGCCTCCTGAAGTCCTCAAGAGTGTAGCCCTATGTTTGTGTAGTAACCTCATCAGTACTCCTAAGATTTGGAATGAGCCTACTTAGTAGTATAGACTAGGCAGGCTCATTTGTCAAGTTTTATTTTCAAAGCTACACCCGTCGGAACTTACTATAAAAGTGTCCAGACGAGACCCTTTGGGTTTCCCCAAGGTTAAACGGGTTGCTAGATGGTTCGGAAAGACGTTTACAAAGGTTTATACCACCTGCGTAAGGTTTTCCGGTTTCTAAGAAACTAAAAGATGGATCTTTGGTTACCAAGTTTAAGAGATTCTTATACTGCTCATACTTCTCGTTCTCCTTAACAAAGACACCTCCAGCTTTTTCTGTCACGTAGCTAGCGTATTTAAACACCAACATCTTTAGCGCCTCCAGTGAGGCTCTGTTCTCGTTGCTGTCATTAGAAGCGTACAAGTACTCGTAAACTTCGTCTGCCAACCCTTCATCAAACTCGTCGGTGTCCCCAGTTTTAAGCCTCATTCTGTCTATTGTCGAATTCATCGGATCGTTTGTGAACGACATTGTGTCCCTCCTCTAGGTCTTGTATGCGGTTTGCATTACTGAGAGCAACATTTAAAATCTTGGTCAACTCCCCTGTACTTACTGCCAGTTCTTGTATTAGCTGCGTTAGCTCTTCAAGATTGATAGTAGTCCTGAACTCACTGCGCTCCAAGTCTGTGATTCTCTTGTTGGTCGCTCTAGAAGCAGCCTTTCGAACCTCCAGCAACCTTGCATTTTCGTTAATAGCTTGCCATTGACGCTCCTGTGAGACATCCTTCAGGAGTGTAAACATTAAAGCGAGTGCGGCTAGTCCCAAGGCGAGAGCGGACAATACTGCTGTTTTTGTCTTCCCGTCCATTTTTACCGATCTCCTCTTATGTCGGTTACCTGCTGCTCAAGCACAGCCACCTTTGTAATAATAACCGAAAGATTGTTAGTGTGACCTGCCAAATCCTCGACAGCTTTTGTCAATTGCGTTAAAACTGATGCAGTAACCGCTAGATTGGTCTCGACCGCCCCCACTCTGTCAGATAAAGCTTGTGTAGCTTTTCCGATAGCAGCAATACTAGCCATTTGTTGCTGAAGTTGCAAGGCTTGTGAGTTTGCTTCAGACTCTAGAACTACAACTCTAGTATTCACACCTAAATTCAAAGATTCAGCAGCTTCTAATACCTCTAAGCGGGTATCTACAGAACCCTGTCTGTACGAGTTCGCGGTTAGGCTTCCTCCTACTGAGAGAGCCACAGACAATACAGAAACTATAAGCCCAAACTTTACGCCCTTATCCATACAACCCCCTCACACTTCGACATCTACTATGTGTATCTAAATTCACTACAGAATTCTCCTCCTCTGGAACGACTTGCTCTTCTCCAACAATCTCAAGGACTGTGTCGAAATCTCCAATAATCTCTACTACTACTTCTGACATATTTAAACCCTCGTAACGTCTAGGTGTACGAAGCACTTTCCATCGACAACAGTCGTAACTGTTCCGTCCGGCCAAGAGTATTGAACATCATACAAGTAAGTTTGTCTATTAAAGCCGTTGAGGTCTAGTAGGGCGGTTGTTTCAGACGGGCTTAGGTCGAAGGTAACCTCTGCGTTGGTCTCGCTTACAACACCTGTAATAGACAGTAGAGGGTCTTGTGAGCGGTCTCTTTTCAACTGCATCACAGCTTCAGCGCCAACTAAATCCTTTGGAGAGTTATCTAGCTCCTTCCAGCGTATTACAAATCTTTCAGAATCCCCTGCATAGAGTTGCAAGTCAAACGTTATAGGTAATGCCATTTTCTTGTCTCCTAATACGAAAAAAGAGTGAGCAGGAACAACCCTACCCACTCTTGGATGACTACCTACAATTTTTAGGTAGCTGTGATTTTAATACACATTGGAGGTTTCATACAAACATACAGTGGAGACATTTCAGCTTCCATAGTAATGTACTTATCCTTTGGGTCATCCCACTGGTACATGAACAACTCTTGGCCAACTGCGTTAGCACCTGACAGAGTGTTAGCTGGGCCGTAGTAACCACGATAAAGGTCACGAACACCTGTAGCCAGCGTGTGTGCTTCGTTAGCGGCAATGCCTCGAACAACACCATCTACTGCATCAGGATGGTCAGGAGCGTTAAACTCTGCATCATAAGACAAGAAGTTAACACCTTGGTGCGCAAAGTGATCTACAACGCCCCACTGTTCGTAGCTCTGTAAGTTTCCTCGAACTACATCACTGTTAGCTCCAACAACTGCGTACTGCATGTAGGCTTCACGGATGCGAGGGTGGCTTACGACTTTATCGAAGAACTCAGGAGAAACCAAGACAGAGAAACCGTTAATACCAGTACCCTGTTTTGCATTCTTCGCTAAGGTACGCTTTAGTTTGCGAATTGCGTCGTCGATGTCAAAAGTAGTCTCACTGAGCTGCCAGTCAACTTCATAGTCTGATTTAGTCAGACCGAACTCGCTAAACATATCAGCAATGATACGGCCTTCAGGGTCAACGGTAATACCCTTGATAGCTTCCAACTGCATGAACTCTTTAGTTTGGTCGATGTTGACACGCATGTCTTCCATCTTAGTAGCAATAGCCTTGGCTAAAGTCTTGGCACCAGCCTCTGTACCTATTTCACGCTGACCTTGGAGGTCGCTAGCTGTGATGTCATCCTCTGTAGAGAAGTAAGGCAAAGCAAGACTGAATACATCTGCTTGGCGGTCACGACCCTTAGAGTGTGGCTTGCCTCTTCGACTGGTTTGAGGGATCAGTGTAGAACTCTTGTACTCTTTCTCAAAGATCACGGATTCTTGAGAAGTTCCTTTCGATTTGAAAATATTCATGCCATTAAGAAGGCCGAATTGATTATCAATCTCTTGAACTTCTTCAGTCCAGTCTACAAGTTTATTACCATTTGATAGTGTGCGAACGATAGCCATTAAGTTATCTCCTTTATGCTGAAATTGGGGTGAAGTCACGTAGTGAGTCGTTCACGTACTTCCCTTTAAGGTTGGTGTTAAATGTGATGCCTGCTTTTGCAAGACCAACAGAGGCCAATCCTTTACCGACAGCACCTGCCGAGCCGAAGGACAAACCGTCAAGACGAACCATTGCATCGCCTCGAACTAAAAGTGCTAGAGTAACAGAATCGTTCTTCCAGTCTGGCTGAATAGTTTCAGAGAGGGCAAGACTAGAGTTTGTGCCATAGCCTAAGGAGACAGTGCCATTGTAGAAGACTGGATCTTGGATGCGCTCATCAACAATGATGCCAACTTTATCGGCGTCTGGGTCGAAAGCGTCAGTAAGTTCTACAAAAGCGCCAGCACCAACGCCAGAAAGTCCGCCAACCTGCATCACAACCTCTCCGACTTCAAAAGCGTCGCCAGTAGTAGTTGTATCAACTTTAGCATCGGCACGACAGTAGTTACGGTCTCTCCACTGCTCACGGATTAGAAAGTTACCAACAGAATTAAGTGTAGTAAGTAGTTTAGCCATTAAGGTTTCTCCTTATTTTTCGCTGTTGCGATTTTTGATGATGTCCATTACAGAAGTACCCATAGCGGCTACTGCTCTTTCAGACTTAGTTAGGTCAGTGGTCTCACCTTCGAGGTCAGTCCCATGCTCTGCTTCTCCGAAATCTTTAATAGCTTTTCGGGCTTTTTCTAGAGTTGCGATAATCAGGTCAGAAGTTTCTCCAGCATTGTTAACGAAATGCTTGGCAACGTCTTCCACCTTCTCTTCAGCAAACAAGTTAAAGCCTTTGACTACGTCGATAGTATCGGTTAGGACTTTTTCTTCAGCAGCTTTTTCAAGGTCAGCTAACTTCTCAGCAGCCTTTTCAAGGTCAGCTACTTTTTCAGCGGTTTTCTCAAGGTCAGCTACACGGGCAGCTTGTGCTTGAGCCGTAGCCAATGCTTTCTCAAGATCTGCTACCTTACCGGCTTCAGCTTGAAGAGTTTCAAGATCAGACTGCGCGATAGTCTTCTCACTCTTGGCTACATCAGCAGTTTTAAGTTTTGTCATTTTTAAATCTCCTTAATAGGAATGGTAAAAAATCATTCCCTGAGGAGGGAAGATTGAGAGAGTCAAGGTTAGATCACCTTAACGTATTGGGAAGTGATCAGGACTTGTTCGTTAGTAACCCGAACCTCATCACCTCCAAAATCTGTAACACGTACTTCATTTTTCAAAAACGAGGAAGATCCGTCATCATCGAAAGATTGAACCTCTAGGGTGTTGGTTGTGTAAGTCTCAGCTTTTAACACCAACGCCTCTGTCAGGTTAGCAGCCTTATCAACTAAAGCTACATGTGTCTTAGCTCCAGAACCCATAAAAGGTTCGTCGAAGTTAAATTTGTGTATTCTACGTTTAGCAGTCATTATAACTCCTCAAGCAAAGATGAACAACCAACACTAAAGCCTGTGTATTCTCCGTTTTTACAAGAGTCCCACAGGGTGTCGTTGTCTATGCGGTTAGTCATAACCCAGTCACCTTTGAGAACATCTCCGTTCTCGAAAGACATATCAACTGGGGCAATAAAAGATTCTACCGTTACCATATCAGCCTTGGTAACATCAACAGAATGTTGTACATTTCCATTCATGCAGTAAGCAACATAGTCGTGGCAAGCCTGCTTGACAACATCATGCGAATAGATATCACCGTGAGCGTCAACCACCTCAGGACGTAGCACGACAGCAGTGATCAACCGCTTATCAGTGTCTACATTCTTAGCAACGTCACAGCTTGTCTTAATAGCTACACGTTTTTTCATTGTGAAACTCCTTTAGATTTTGCAGCCGACTTTTTAGGGGCTGTGCTGGTTTTGGATGCTAGGCTCCCTCCAGACGAATCCGAAGGAGTCTCTTGGTTACTCTGACTTAAAAGTTCTTTTCGGATCTTCTTATCAGGGTCAGCGACTGAGAGTTTAGCGGCTTGGCGTAGCTCATCGGAAAGTACTTGATCGACTTCCATTGCACCTACATCAATACAGCGTTGGACAAAAGCACCTAAAGTGTCTAAGTCTCGCTCATCGAGATCATCATATGTTATTTGAGGTAGCGGTTGATTGAGTTCCCAGCCATTGAGTAAAGCTGTTTGCTCTATAAGGTCTCGGTTAATAACTTCTAAGATCTGAGTTAGGATAGACTCAATACCAACTGCCATAAGGTTTGTTTTGTTATCAGACAGTGCAAAAGATCCAGTAGATTCTTGACCCATCTTTAGAACGTCACACAAATATGTCATCAGGATTTTGTTTTCATAGCGGTCTATGATCTTAGCCGTATCAAACTGCTTACTACCTTCCACAGATACCAGCTTAAAGTCGAAGACATCTTGCTTAGTGTCTGGATCAATCGCCCTAGGAAACACAAGACCAGCTTGCTCGTTCATGTGCAGGTTGTTGATAACCTCTTGCATGTACTCATACACAGCCTTCTTATCTTCAGAAGCCTCTGGAGACATATACTCCGGTGGGAGACTAATCATAGGCATCCCGTTCATATCACGAGAAACCCCAATAGCTTCAAACTCCGCAATGGTTGTTTTGTATTTCCAAGCCACCCTACAGGACTTTAGCGGTGTGTTCCCTTCAGGGTTACCGCGCTGAGAGTCAAATTTAAAATGTAAGAGCTTGTTATAAGGTATCTCGATCTGAGTGTTAAGTTTGTTAGGTTTTCCAGAGATCCCCATAACAGTTCCAAGGTCTTGCTGAACACTGGTAATGTTTCGATTGTACTCGTCGTAGTTCCACTTTGAAATGGTATCCTGTGAGCGAATAGGCAGCTTAGCCCATCCGTACATTCTATCATTATACCTAGATTTCTGCTTGAGGTTAGCGGAGTAGCCTTTACGAACCTTGTAGACTTTCTCGTGAAGAGAGAATCCGAAAGTAAGACTAGAGAGGGTCTCATTAATGAAATCACTCCAAGACTCTTCCATGTCGTGCATACACTCATTAATGAATCTTTCACGACCTAGTTGTGCATCTGTAACCTCCCCTTCTGCATCGGGGGTGTGGACTTTCCATTTTAGGCGTCTGATAAGAGACTTAATAGCGTTTTGAGCTGCGTAAATAGTCTCATCTTTTGCCATAACCTTACAAGTGTGAACTAGGAAAGGCCATCTAAAGTCTTCATCTATTTCCTCGTAGACCTTACCACTTGAAAGCTTCAAACCTGTAGTGGATAACTCTGATGTTCTTCCGAGGGAAGGAATGGGACGAGGCTTTTTGGTTTCTTTAGTCTTCTTAGCCATAGCACTCCTCGTTAGTTATTTAATAATTTATAATTAATTCAATACAAAAGTATAGCACCGTTTTCCAGTAAAGTCAAGTTAATTCTTTAAAGAATTACTAACTTTTTGAAACATCAGGACTGCCTCCTCGCGTATGGGTTTACTTGTCCGAAATGAGGCATAGTAAAAGCACCTATAAACTTGGTCTCCGCTAAGGTAATAAACGCATCAGAGCTTCCATCCACTTGATCATCCTTAGTTTTACCATCTCCAGTAAAAGCCTCCAACTCTGAGAAGTAGATGTTGTTCCAAGAACCCTCTACTATCTTTATCAAGCCAGCTTCAGCCATAGCGGAAAAGGGGGCAAACCTAGTTACCTTATTCTGGTGGGTTGTCCTAATCTTAGCGTAATTTCCTTGCTCTGCAAGCATCCTAACTTGTTGTAATGCAGTGCTTTTTCCAGCAGATCCGGGATCTTGAGGCACCGTGATTTTCACATCAGAGCCGTCTTGCTGACCAGCCTCTTTCATTTGATTGTTAACACCGTCAGGTCTGTCCCGAAAACGCTTGACATCTTCCACGTAATAAATCCCATTCTTATCCTTAGACATTCGTACACCGGCTGTCCAGTCAGGGTTAGGGTTTACATCTGACGGTAAGGTTGCAGCTAAATCCCATGAGCGAACTCTCACTGCATTAGCTGGAGCCATAGGTACTATCTCACACCACTCTCTTTGGAAGTACCCAGAACCTTCTGGTCGTACATCCCAGTTCCCGTATCGCAATCGTAGTCGGTTTACTCGCGGAAGGTTGTCTAGTTGTTCACGATATGCTGGCTCTATTTCGTCAAGTATAGCATTGTCGTCAATTGTACCCGCAATAAAGGAGTACGTCATTATCCCTGCATCTCTAGTGTTGGGGTAGGCTTCGAGAAGCTCCTCCTTAGAGGAGAAACTAAACATGTCGTTCCCCTTCATTACAAAGTACCGAGGGATTCCGCATTTGCTTCTATCAGGACAACCCTTCATTTTCTCAAAGTCTTGGGTACCGTCTTCATTAACTTCATCCTGCTCGTATAGGTAAGGCTTCACCCAGTCGTACACGAAGTGATCGCGGTCGGGGTTCATAGAGCACTTCATAAATGATTTGTTTGCAGCGCGAGAACGCATACGAGAGCGCAAGTAATGAAACTGATAAGAGTTAAAATGAGTAAACTCGTCCCAGTAGATCGCAGAGTATTGAACACCTTGGTGTCCGTCTGCATGTTTGTCCAACTCCATGTAAGCGAACTTAATCTTAGCCCCGCTAGGGAATATCGCTGTTTTATCTTTTTCTCGGAAAGTACAATCAAACTGAGCGTACATCCGTTTAGCCTCTGGCCACAAAGATAGATCGAGTTGGTTGTTTGTACTACGAAAGAATACTGCAAGGAAGTCAGGATCTTCTATGTATTGAAGCGCATCCATAAGAAGGGCATGACTCTTTCCTGAACCAGCAGCACCCCCGAAGAGAACGATGTCGCAACGGTTAATAAGGAAGTCTGCCTGACTCCCCTCTTGAGGTGCTACTATTTCATTGTTCAGATCCATGATCAGCCCTCGGAAGGTTCTACCTTGAAAGCTTGAACAGCTTCTACAAATTCTTCTAGATCGTTGACCTCAAGGTTTAAGGACTGAACAACAAGACTGATAACATCTTGAGTACGCTGAGCTTCTGAAGTGACAGCCTCTTGCAAGTCAAAGACCCTAGCTTTTAAGTGAGTGATCTGAGCTTGGGCTTGTTCTAATTCATTTGACATATGTTTCTCCATAAATAGTTAGTTATTGTTTTTGAGAAAACACTCAAAAGAAGCCTCTGTGAGGGAGCAATGAACATTGCCGTTGAGAGACATGGGAATTGAGGGAGGGTTTGACGTAGAATAAAGCAGGCATCAAAGACTTCTTTTTTTTGCAGGTCGGAACTTACC